ACGAACGTTTCATTACGGATGGAGAAATTAGCTTGTTCTCACCGAATGACGTACCGGGCTTGTATGATTCCTTTGGTACTGATAGGTTCGATGACTTATATGTTGGTTTTGAACGAGATGAGTCTGTTCCAAGAAAGACTATCGGAGCACAAGAACTCTTTCTAGATCTCCTGAAGGAGAGAGCAGAAACTGGTCGTATCTACATTATGAATATTGACCACTGTAATACTCACTCTTCCTTCAAGGATAAGATCAACATGAGTAACTTGTGTCAAGAGATTACTCTACCTACAGACCCTATCAATCACATTGATGAGAGTATGCCTGGTGAGATTGCATTGTGTATTCTTTCTGCGATCAATGTTGGTAAGATTAAATCTGATGAGGAACTCGAAGATCTTTGTGATCTTTCTGTCCGTGGTCTTGAGGAACTGATTGACTATCAGGACTATCCTGTACGGGCCGCAGAAGTAACCACAAAGGCCCGTAGGTCACTGGGGGTAGGATTCATCGGTCTGGCCCATTACCTGGCTAAACTGGGGTATGATTACAACTCACAGGAGGCATGGGATGCAGTCCATGGTTTGTCAGAATCCTTCCAGTATTACCTACTGAAATCTTCGAATCGGATTGCACAAGAGAAGGGACACTGCGAATACTTTGGTAGAACAAAGTACTCTGATGGAATCCTTCCAATTGATACATATAAAAAAGAAGTTGATGAGATTTCATCTCAGGAGTTAGAACATGATTGGGAAGGTCTTAGGGCATCTATCAACACCTTCGGTCTTCGGCACTCAACACTGTCCGCACAGATGCCTTCAGAGAGCAGTTCCGTTGTGTCAAACGCAACCAATGGAATCGAACCACCTAGAGACTACTTGTCCATTAAAAAATCAAAGAAAGGACCTCTTAAGCAAATTGTTCCATCCTATCAGACACTGAAAAATAACTACACACTTCTGTGGGAAATGAAAGATAATACCGGATACATTAATGTTGTCTCCGTGATGCAGAAGTTCTTTGACCAAGCAATTTCGGGTAACTGGAGTTACAATCCAGAGAACTATCCTGACAATGAAGTCCCTGTTTCTCAGATGGCAAATGACCTTCTGACTACATATAAGTATGGATGGAAAACTTCTTATTATCAAAACACCTATGACATTAAAACGGATGAGGTAGTTGAAGAGAAGTCTGACCTTAATAATCTATTAACCGAACTAGAATCAGTAGAGGAGGGAGAGTGTGAATCCTGCGCAGTTTAAAGTTTCACCAGTGGGTACTAATAATAGTATGAGTGCAGTGAAGGGAATGACAGTATTTAATACTGAAGTTCATGATGCCAAGAAACAACCAATGTTTTTTGGTAAACCCTTAGGGGTTCAAAGATATGATTCATATAAGTATCCGGTCTTTGATAAACTTACAACACAGCAGTTGGGGTACTTCTGGAGACCTGAAGAAGTATCTCTACAGAAGGATAGGTCAGATTATCATACATTGAGAGCAGAACAGAAGCATATCTATACTTCTAACTTGAAGTACCAGATCATGCTTGACTCTATTCAGGGTCGTGGTCCTGGTATGGCATTCATTCCTTACTGTTCTCTTCCTGAACTAGAAGCATGTATGGAAGTCTGGGGATTTATGGAGATGATCCATAGTCGTTCTTACACATATATCATCAAAAATATCTATCCAGACCCTAGTGATATCTTTGATCATATCATTACAGATCCTAGAATTTTGGAGAGAGCAAAGAGTGTAACTGAATCCTATGATTCGTTTATCAACAGTGCTCAATCCTGGGGTAATGGTGAACTGTGGTCAACTGATTTTAGAGATACTCATGTCTCTCAGGACAGTATTAAAGATGTAAAACGTAAACTCTTTAGAGCAGTTGCGAATGTTAATATTCTTGAGGGTATCCGCTTTTATGTTTCTTTTGCTTGCAGTTTTGCATTTGGAGAACTCAAACTTATGGAGGGAAGTGCAAAAATTATTTCCCTCATTGCCAGAGATGAGAACCAACACCTTGCAATCACCCAGAACATTTTAAATAAGTGGGCTGCAGGTGATGATCCTGAAATGAAACAGATCATGAAGGAAGAAGAAGAGTGGCTGTATGCCATGTTTGATAAGGCTGTGAATGAAGAGAAACGTTGGGCAGACCACTTGTTCAAAGATGGTAGCATGATTGGTCTCAATGATGCTCTACTCAAAAAGTATGTTGAGTGGGTTGCTAATCGTAGGATGAAGGCCATTGGTCTCAAACCTGTCTATGATGTTGCTGCCAAGAACAATCCTCTTCCTTGGACACAACATTGGATTTCCTCTAAAGGTCTTCAAGTTGCTCCCCAAGAAACAGAAGTTGAGTCGTATGTTGTTGGTGGGATCAAACAAGATGTCAAAAAAGATACCTTCTCGGGATTCAAACTATGATGAGATTCAAAAAGTAATCAAATACTATAAGAAAATAAAAGCCAAAAAGTTAGATGACTACATATTCCAGGACTATGAAGAAAAGTGAGTGTGTGACTACGAGAACCCCTGGTTGTTTAAAGGTGAACCCTTTACCGGCGATCTTATTGGGGACAACTTTGGCTTTGTTTATCTCATTACCAACATTTCCTCCAACCGTAAATACATTGGAAGGAAATACTTTTGGTCCTTTAGAACCCCTAAAGGAAAAAAGCGTAAGGTAAAGCAAGAATCCGATTGGAAAAAATACTATGGTTCATGTCCTGAATTAAAAGAGGATGTGAACCTTTTTGGTAAGGATAAATTCTCTAGAGAGATACTTTCCTTACACGATACCAAGGGTCAGACTAATTTTGAGGAGACTCGTCAGTTGTTTCTGAATGAGGTTTTGTCTCAACGGTTGACAGATGAGACACCCCTGTACTATAATTCCAACATCCTTGGGCGGTACTACCGAAAGGATTACTACAATAAATAAACTTTACTTGAATTTTACAATTATTTCGATGTCTAGAAAATTTCTTACTGGTCTGACTATTTCAGCAACACTACTTGGTAGTGCATGTGTCGCTGCAAAAACTCTTGACCAACATCTTGCAGAAGTCACTGATGATACAGTGGCAAAGGAAGAAGTTGTGGTAGTAGAACATGACCCAGTTGTGATTGTTGAGGTTGAGAAAGAATGGAAATGTCCTACATGTTCACCTAATGAACAATATGTTCTTGCAAAACTTCAGGAATATACTAAAATTGATGATCGTAATGCTCTCGCAACGATCATGGGAAACATTAAATCAGAATCAAACTTCCGTGCTAACATTTGTGAAGGTGGTGCTCGCGTCTCCTATACTGAATGTAAGTCTGGTGGATTTGGATTGATTCAGTGGACTAGTATTGGACGGTATAAAGGTCTTGGAAACTTCTGTACCAGATATCAGTGTGATCCTAGTAGTCTAGAAGGTCAAGTTCGTTGGATGGTTAATGAACCAATCTTCCAACGTGTCCTCCCTGAGTTTGAAGGACATGGAGATACCATTCCTCAGTATATGTCACATGCATACTACTGGTTAGGATGGGGTATCAAAGGATATCGTGAACAGTATGCATACGATTATAGTAAGAAAATGGTGTTGGTTTGAATTATGCTTGTAGACAATTCGTTAATATTTGACAATGAAGTTTTTGAAATAAACGAAGACCCAATAATTACTACAATCGATACAGAGATTGCTAAAATAACAACAATTGATAATTTTTACAAGGACATAGATGGGGTTATAGCACAACTTCCAAAAATGCCTATAAGTTTAATCTGGGAACAACCAGACAATAACAAAACTTTTATTGATGCAAGAAAAGTATACAAATCAAATATGCGTGGGACAACACTTCCATATGCATTTGATGGGTCATTGCATACATTGTTGTCAAATATCATTGAGTTTCCTCCAGAAAGAATGGATATCAGTAAAGAATTTACTGTAAATTGTTTTTCATATACTGAAGACTTTGAACCATTTCTAAAGGACAACTGGTATGGGTGTCATCGAGACGACCATGATATTCTCCCGCTGAATGGTGTTTCTTCTACAGGTCAAGTTGCGATTGTGGTTTTTCTAAATGAACACTATGATGAAGGTGAAGGAATGAACTTCTATGACGTTCCACCTGGGGTAAAAACAAATATTCGTTCTAAAAAATCTGAAGTTAAACAGATACATAGTGTGCAGGGTAAAAAGAATCGTGCAGTTCTTTTCGACTCTGAGTTTCCTCACGGACAACATACACCAACAAATCAGTTCAAGAACGAAATGAGATACACTCAGGTCATTTTCGTTCCATTATACTAAGGCCCTTGACACCAGTCAGGGTCTACCCTATACTATAAAGGTGGTTGAGAGACCACTGCTGTGACCCCCTTGGTAGTTCAGGGTTAGAGGCGATAGGAACTACCTCACGGGTCAGTAGCTCAGATGGATAGAGCAATTCACTTCTAATGAATTGGTCGGGGGTTCGAGTCCCTCCTGACCCGTATGCCTCCGTAGCTCAGTGGTAGAGCAGGGCTTTTGTAAAGCTCAGGTCGCAAGTTCAAATCTTGTCAGAGGCTCCACATAATGGCCTATAGCTCAGTTGGTAGAGCGCGGAGCTGTTAACTCCGTTGTCCTAGGTTCGAGTCCTAGTGGGCCAGTTAGCTCGAATAGTTCAGAGGTAGAACACTTGATTTACATTCAAGTTGTCGGGGGTTC